AGTAATGACTCGAGAAGCTAACGAGATAATGAAGCTTATAGACTCGTATACGGAAATATCGCCGAGTGGCGACGGCTTACATATACTCTTTTTCGGCGAGCTACCGCAGAACGTAAAGAAGATAGCCAAGCCGAAGCCGGATATATTCAAGACTCAGAAAGCCGAGTATCAGCTCTTCGACTCTGGGTATATGACGGTAAGCGGCGACGCTATAGGCGAGTACCAGATAGCAGACCGTACCGAGCAAGTAGCCGAAGCCTACGAGAAGTACTTCGCAGAAGTCGAGCCGATCACGAAGCCCAGTACGGAAAAGCCGAGCACTACGAGACCGAGTACGTCTTCTTCTGTGGTTTCAAGTGCTACCGGCTACACTTTCGAGAGGTGGCTCGAAGAAGTACGGACGCTCAGCGAAGCCGAGATACTCGAGCGGATCTTCGCAAGTGGTACGACCGGCGCAAGAGTGAAAGCTCTCTATAACGGCGATATGAGCGACTACCATAACGACCATAGCGTAGCAGACCAAGCGCTCGTAACGTACTTATACGGCTTTACAGATGATAGAGGACTTACCGAGCGACTCTTTAGATCTTCGAGCTTATACCGAGCTTCTGGTAAGAGCCGTAACTACTTAGAGAGGACGCTTAATAAAGCCGAGAAAGACCGTACTCGCTTAATAGGGCATATAGTATTTACGGACGCCGAGAAGAAAGCGTACGCTCAGAAGAAAGAAGCAGAAGAGCGAGCCGCCGGCAAGAAGAGCTACTTCGATAGATATAAGAGAGGTTAAAACATGGAAAACGAAAACGTAAGCAAGTACTTAGAGATAACGAGCCAGAAGTCGGCTATACAGGATCTCTTAACAGACATAGAGACGGCTCAGCAAGGCTACTTGCCTATCTGGGCGACCGGCTTTACAGAGCTCGACGAAAAGCTCGACGGCGGCTTTCTGGGTGGTAACTTAATACTTATGGGCGCTATAAGCTCTCTGGGTAAGACTACTTTCGCTCTACAGATAGCCGAAAACATAGCGAGCGCCGGTAAAGACGTTATTATCTTCTCTCTGGAAATGAGCAAGAACGAGCTAAACGCTAAGAGTATAAGCCGTAATACCTTTAAGCTCACAGACGACGAGAAAGACGTAGAAAAGAAGACTCGCCAGAAGTACCGGCTCACTATGGGCGATATACTCAGAGGTAGAGTAGGTAAGCTCGGCGACGAGAAGCGTAAACTCTTCGACGAAGCTCTCGCCCAGACCGAAAGCGTAAACGATCACTTATTTATACTTCGAGATAATAAGATAACCGTAGACGACGTAGGCGAAATCGTACGGACTCACATAGAAGCGAGACCCAGTAGCCGACCTTTTGTAGTAATCGACTACTTACAGATCTTAAAGCCGAGCGAGTCTTCTAAGAGCAACGATAAGCGACTTCTCACAGACGAAGACGTAAACAACCTAAAAGACTTAGCGGTAACTCTGGGTATACCGATACTCGTTATATCAGCTTTCAATAGAGCGAGTTATCTCGACCCTGTGAGTATGGGCTCTTTCAAAGAGTCGGGTAATATCGAGTACTCGGGCGATACGCTTATCGGCTTACAGTATAGCGGTATGCAATATAAGAAGCACTGGTACACTAATAAGAACGGCTCTAAGAAGAAAGTATACGAGAGTAAGATAGAGCACGATACCAGAGTAAGAGAGCTCGCCGAGAAGATGGATAAGGACGGCGCAGACGGTAGCTTTCTACCGATAGACGTAGTACTTCTTAAGAATAGAGGGGTAAGCAAAGGTAAAATACTCTTCGAGTTTTGCCCGAAGTACAATATCTTCCGAGAAAAGAACGACCAGAGTATAGAGCTCTACGAGTGGGATCACGACGCCGACGAGGACTATAGCGAAGCCGGTCTCTCTTCTGTGGTATCAAGTGATACAGGCGTAACGATAGGCGGCAAAGTGAAGTAAAAGAGCTCAAAATAATACGGATAATACGAGAGTATCGGTAAATATCGGTACTCTTTTATTTTTGCTAATATCAGTAATATAAGTAATTGCATATTAACGATATTAGTAGTATAATAATAAGAGAGAAAATATACGTAATATCAGAAAGAGAGGTAAGTCGGTAATATGGATAAGCCTATATTATTAAGTATCATACAAAAGACCGGCTTACGGATAGACGGCGCAAGAGTACAGTACCAAGCGCCACAGATAGCCGGCTTTCTGGCAATAGAGAGCCAAGATATAAGAAACGCTACCCAGTATATAGCACTCGACAATATAGCGAGCTTTACGGTACTAAACGAAGAAGCCTGTAACATTATAGGATCTTTCCCAGTACCGGCGATAAATGTAAAGAGGTGATAATTTGAGTATTTTAGATAGGCTCTTAAAGAAGACGAAGACACAGACGAAGACCGAGCTCGTAAACGAGCCAGTATACGGCTTCTCGAGCTACGGCGGCGACGCCTATAGTAACGATATTTTCAGAGAAGCGGTAGACGCTATAGCACGTAACGCCGGTAAGCTTAAAGGATCTCACGTAGTAAACTACGCCGGCGAGAGAAAAGAGAGCGACGACGGTAGACTTAACCGGCTCTTACAGACCAGACCTAACCGCTATATGAGCGCTTACGACTTCCTGTATAAGCTTACTACTCGGCTCTTCCTGTATAACAACGCTTTCGCCTATCTGGATAGAGACGAGAGAGGGATCTTAAGAGCGATCTACCCTATAACGGCGACTCACGTAGATATATTAAGCGATCCTACCGGCTCTCTCTTCTGTGGTTTCATGTTACGAGACGGTAGAGAGACCGTACTACCCTACGACGACGTAGTACACTTACGCCGCTTCTACAATGAGAGCGAGATACTCGGCGAAGATAATAGCGCTATCGCTTCTGGTATCGAGCTCGCTCAGACTCAAAACGAGGGCATTATAAGCGGTATCAAAGCCGGCGCAAGTATCAGAGGTATATTAAGCTTTACTCAGATTATGAGCCCTACGAAGCTTAAGGAAGAGAAAGACGCTTTTATAGCCGACTATCTCGATATGGGCAACGAGGGCGGCGTTATAGCTACCGACCAGAAAATGAGCTATCAGCCGATAGACCATAAGCCGGTAATACTGGACGCAGACCAAGCGAAAGAGATTAAGACTAAGATCTATAACTATCTCGGGCTTACCGAGAGTATCGTAAATAGCTCTTACACAGAAGACGAGTACGCCGCTTTCTATGAGAGCACACTCGAGCCGATAGCGATAGCACTCTCGCAAGAGTTTACGGCTAAAGTCTTTAACGAGAGAGAGCAAGCTTTCGGTAATAGTATCGTCTTCGAGTCTGGGCGCTTACAGTTTACGAGCAATAAGACAAAAGTATCGCTTATAGCTCAGCTCGCACCGTATGGACTTCTTACCATTAACCAAGCGCTCGAGATCCTAAACTTACCGAGCGTAGCAGACGGCGACAAGAGACTACAGGCGCTTAACATGATAGACCAGAGCGTAGCTACAGAGTATCAGCTCGGAAAAAAGCCAGATAACCGGCTTAACGAGGGCGGTACAGATGAAGAGTAAGTACGACCCGACAATTTTTAAGTGTCCTTTTTGTGGGCGTACTTGCGAGCCGTGTCTACCGTGTACTTGCGAAGAGAAGACTAACTTTAACGTACTCGAAGAGCGAAGCGGTAGAGGGCTTATAATCGTAGCTTACACAGATAAAAAAGGTAATATATGGCGCTTTCGCTAACTATAGAGAGGTGATTTTATGAAAGAAATTAGAGTATCGGAAATACGAGCACAAAAGCCGACGGCAGACGGCGAAAAAACTCTTATTTTGAGTGGGCGACCGGTGGTATACGATACGCCGACTCGTATAAATGATATAGGCGGTAGCTATATCGAAATTATCGAACGTGGCGCACTTGATAACGCAGATCTTCACGACGTACGGCTCTTAGTCGGGCATGATACGAGCAAGATACCGCTCGCTCGGACGCCTAAGACTATGAAGCTCAATATCGACGAAGACGGTCTTACGTTTGAAGCGGTGCTACCAGATACCGAAGCCGGTAGAGAAGCTTACCAAGCGGTAGAACGTGGCGACCTTAGAGGGCTTAGCTATGCTTTCACCGTACCAGAGGGCGGCGACTCTTACGATCCTAAGAGTAATACGAGGACTATAAGCAAGATAGCGAAAGTCTACGAGTGCTCTTTAACGGCTTTTCCGGCTTACGAGTCTACCTACGTCTCGGCAGAGAGTAGAGATAATAGGCGTCTTCTCTGTGGTTTCATGGAGAAGAAGAACGAAGCCAGAATACTTATAAACCAGATCTTAAAAGAGAGGTGGTAGCTATGGAATACTTAGAAAAGCTTTACGCTTTCGCAAGAGAGAACGGCTACAAGGTGAAAGACCTTAACGTAAATGAGCGCCAAAACCAGAGAGGGCGCTACGACTACGTAGAGCTCGTCTTAATCATTCCAAGAGAGCCGGCTCTTAATTCAGCAACCGAGACCGAAGAGGATCTCGAGAAAGACAAAGAGGTAAAAAACAATGAAATTTAATACAGTAGCAGAAGCTTTTAACTTCTATCGTACCCAGAGCGTAGAGGATCTTCAGAAGAGAGCCGCCGCTATCGGTAACGAAATCGACAACAACGCAGACGCAGACGTAGAAGCTCTTAATATCGAGCTTAAGGGTATCAAAGAAGCGAGAGACAACTTCGAGACCAGATCCGAAGCTAAGAAGACTCTCTCTTTCTTCGAGGGCTCAGACATGAAGCCACAGACAAGCGTAACCGCAGAGAACGTATACGACTCGGAAGAGTACCGTAGCGCTTTCTTTAAGACAATGCTTAACCAGAAGCTCAACGACGCCGAGAAGAGGGCTTTCGAGCTCGGTATCGAGGTAGCAGAGAAGAGAACCGACGCTTACAACACTTCGAGCAATAGCGCCGCCGTACTTCCTACTCACACTCTTAACGAGGTAATTAAGAAAGCTCGTACTATGGGCGGTCTTCTGGGTGAGTGTAGAGCGTTTAATATGCCTACCAAGATCTCTATCCCTATCGGTACGCCCAGTACTAAAGCTGCATGGCATACCGAAGCGAGCGCCGTAGACTCTGAAAATGTAACCGTAGCGGCTATATCTTTCGACGGTTACGAGATTATGAAAGTCTTCTCTATCTCTGAAAAGGTGCGTAAGATGAGCGTAAGCGCTTTCGAGAGCTATCTCGTAGATGAGCTTAGAGCTTGCGTACTTGAGACTCTCGACTACTCTATCGTAGCCGGTACAGGATCTTCACAGGGCGCCGGACTCGAGACGATCACATGGACTAAGAGCGGCGCAACTCAGAACGCCGTAGAAATTGCGGCTAACGGCTCTTTCACTTATGCGAAAGTCGTAGAGTTTGTAGGACTTCTTAAGAGAGGATACGCCGCCGGCGCTAAAATGGCTATGAATAACAAGACCCTGTATAACGTCTTCTATTCAATTCTCGATACGGCTAACCGTCCTATCTTTATCGCAGATCCTAAAGACGAGTCTATCGGTAAAGTGCTCGGCTTCCCTGTAGTAATCGACGATAATATCGACGATAACGTCGTATATCTCGGTAACTTCGGTAAGTACTTCGGGTACAATTTGCCCGAGGGTATCGTAATCGAGTCTTCGAGAGAGTCTTCTTTCAAGAAAGGCGTTATCGACTATAGAGCTATGGCTATCGCAGATTGTAAGCCGCTCGTTACAGACGCTTTCGTGAAGATGTATAAGGCTTCAAGCAACTAATAACGATAGATAAGCCCATTTATCTATAAATCAGAAGAGGGCTCGAGACGCTTCTACGCTCTCGGGCTCTTTTCCATAAGAGAGGTAATAATATGACTATTACAGAAGCAAGAGACGTATTACACGTAGACGCCGGTACTAACGACGATCTTATCGGCGCTCTGGTACTCGCTTTACCGTCCTATATCGAGACGACTACAGGACTAAGCGAAGCCGACCAGAGTAGCGAGCCACTCGTAAAGACCGTAGAGGGCTTAATAATTACTCAATGGTACTACGCCGATCACGCCGACGACCAGAGCTTAACGAGGACTATAAACGCTCTCTTAAAGGCTATCAGCGTAAGAGCTCGAGCTTATGCCGAGTAAGTACGGTAATACGGCTTTCTATAACTCTAAAGCGTGGCGATCCGTCTCGGCGGCGTATATGAGCTCTAAGAATTATCTCTGCGAGAGGTGCGGTAAACCGGCGCAGATATGCCACCATAAGATATGGCTTAACGCTCAGAACGTACACGACCCGACCGTAGCACTTAACCCAGATAACTTAGAAGCCGTCTGTATCGAGTGTCATAACGCTATTCACAGTAGCGACCATGATATAACGGTCTTCGACTCAGACGGAAACGTAGCCACCGTAAAAGAGAGCCCAAGTAGTAAAGAGTACCAGAAGCAGAGAGACCAGATAGACGACGTAGTAGAGAGAGCTAAGTCTCTTCTCTGTGGTTTCAAGTAAAGAGAGGTAAGCAGATGAAAAAGAAGACGTCTTTCGACGAGATACTTAAGAAGATACCAGAAGATAAGCGTTATATCGGCGAGAAGCTCGTTACAGAGCTAAGCTTTATCGAGACCACTCTCGACCGGCTCAGATCCCAGATAAGCAAGGGCGGCGAAGTAGAGCACTTTAAGCAAGGCTCACAGGACTTTTTAAGAGAGTCGCCGGCGCTCAAAGCATACAATACGACGGTACAGAGATATAGCGTAATGTATCGCCAATTAACCGACCTTATGGGTAAGAGCTCAGAAGCCGAAAAGAGTAACGCCGTCTACGACTTCTTAAAAGAGGGCATAGAGTGAACTATATCGACGAGTACTTAGAAGCTATACGCTCTGGTAAGTGTATCGTAGGTAATCGTATAAGACGGCAATATGAGAAGCTTAGTAGGGATATACACGAGCCAAGCGACGGCTATATCTTCGACCAGAAGAGAGCCGAGAAGCCTATACAGTTTATAGAGCGCTTCTGTAAACATAGTAAAGGCGAGTGGGCGGCTCAGCCTGTAAAGCTCGAGCTTTTTCAGAAAGCTTTTATCTCGGCGTTATTCGGTTTCATACATGAGACCACGAGAGAGAGAAAGTATAACGAGACTATGTTTTACGTAGCTCGTAAAAATGGAAAATCGACGCTACTCTCTGGGCTCGCCCTGTATTGCTTAATCGCAGATAATGAAGCCGGCGCAGAAGTCTATAGCGTAGCCAGTAAGAAAGACCAAGCTCGCATAATCTACGAAGAAGTCTGTAATATGGTACGCCAGAGCTCAGAGCTCGCAGATATTACGAAGAAGCGTAAGAGCGATCTATACTTTCCGCTTACCTTTTCCAAAATGCAACCGCTCGGACGTAATAGCGATACTCTCGACGGTCTTAATAGCTCTCTGGTAATCATAGACGAGCTTCACAGTATAAAAGACCGAAATACCTACGAGGTAATGAAGCAGAGCCAGAGCGCACGACGTCAACCGCTCTTAGTTATGATAACTACCGCCGGTACGGTGCGAGAGTGTATTTTCGACGATATGTATAAATACGCTTGCGGCGTCTGTGATGAAACGATAAAAGACGAGCACTTTCTACCGATCCTTTACGAGCTCGACAATAAAGACGAGTGGCTCGATCCTATGAAGTGGGAAAAGGCTAACCCGAGTCTCGGGCATATTAAGAAGCTCGAGGATCTTATAAGCAAAGTCGAGAGAGCGAAGCAGAGCCCGAGAGACCTTACCGGCGTACTGGTAAAAGACTTTAACGTAATCAGCACTACGGCGAGTACGTGGCTCACTTTCGAGGATATTAACAACGAAGAGACCTTTAATATCTCAGATTTTAAGGGATATTACGCTATAGGCGGCGTAGATCTATCTCACGTAGGCGACTTAACGGCGGCGTCTCTACTCTTTATGGATAAGAACGAGAAGCGGTACGTCGTCTCTATGGCATGGCTACCGAAAGACCACTTCGAGAAGCGAGTACAGGAAGAGAAGATACCCTACGACAAGTGGTACGAAGCCGGTCTTCTGAGACTCTGCGAGGGTAATCAGATTAACTATAGCGACGTTACGGCGTGGTTTCTGGAAATGGTAGAGAAGTACGATATTACGCCGGCGTGGATATATTACGATCCGTATAGCGCCGCTTACTGGGTGCAAGAAATGCAAAGTAACGGCTTTAATCTCGTAAAATGCTATCAAGGCGTAAAGACGCTCTCGCTACCTATGCAAAAGCTCGGCGCAGATCTACAGGCGAAGAAAGTAAACTATAACAACTCGTCTATTATGAAATGGTGCTTAACCAATACCGGCATAAAGACCGACGTAAACGGCAATATTCAGCCGGTAAAGGCTCAGAGCCCGAAGTACCGTATAGACTTAGCGGCGAGTCTCTTAGACGCCTACGTAGGGCTCGTAGACCACTATCAAGAGTACTTAGACACTTTATAGAGAGGTGATAATATGAAAAATCAGTATTTTAAGAAAGATAAGAAAGCTCAAGTCTATATTAAAGCCGCTGGGTATAACGACGAATACGGCGTATACCATAAAGGCGGCGTATATCCGATAAGCTCGTCTTCTCTGTGGTGTTATGCAAGACAAAACTCGCAGAGCTTAAGCTTCGGTAGCGGCGTCGCTTACGTCAATGAAGAGAGCCGCTTCTTCGTCTTCAATAATAACGCTCATATTAAGCAAGGCGGCTTTATCTACTATAAAAATACGTGGTTTACTATCCAGAGAGTAGACACGACCGACGACTATAACGGCGATATGTTCGTCTATGCAGACGATACGCCGACCGGCGATATACCGAAAGCGAGCGACGTTAAGCCGTACGACCCGACTAAGCTTTAATACATGATACCACAGAAGAGAGCTACCAGACCGGCGGCTCTTTTCTTTTTGTTCTTTTCCGTATTACTGGTAAAAACAAATCAGCATTGACATAAAACAAAATAACGCTTATAATAACAAAAGAGTGGCTCGGTCTTATCAGAAAGAGAGGTAATATAATAATATGAATAATACAGAGAAGACCGAGAAAACGACCGCCGACTTTATCGACTATATCTTAGACCCTGTAACACTTTTCGCCGATACGCTCGACCAAGTAGCCGAGGGCGGTATCTACCCGAAAGAGAAGCTCGACGAAGACGAGAAGCGCTTTTGTGAAGCTTACCCAGACTTCGCAAACGGTATTCTTAAGTATATCTTTAAGGGCTTCGTGCTGGGTATGAAGAGAGCCGACATTATCTACGGTAATCTCTTAGAAGACATAGAAAAAGGCTCAGACGCCACCACAACAGAAACGACCAAGTAACCGAAGTAGTATAAGCATATCCGAGCCACTCTTCATTATAGCATGAATAAGAGTAAAGAACAACGAAAGCGAGGTAGAACAATGAACGACAGAGTAAAAGAGTACGAAGAGAGGGCTCTCGAGTGCTTAAGCTTCAATGCTAAGCAACTTACCGACGCTCTCTACTCAGATACGTTAGAAGCATGGGTAGACGACCAGCTTAGCGTAGATAGCCCAGACGACCCAGAGAGCAACGGACACGATATTTTAATTACTTACGGCGGTCCGACCGTCTATCTCGATACTGGTACGGCTCTCTTCCATTACCACGAGAACGGCTTCGACGACTATACGCTACCGATAGACGAAGACTTAGCCGAGAAGCTCGAAGAGATAGCGAAAGCGAGGTAATGATATGAGAGTAATAACTCTTCTTAACCAGAAAGGCGGTACAGGCAAGACGACGACCGCTATTAACGTCGCCGCCGCTCTCTCCCGCTGTGGTCTCAAGTGTTTACTGGTAGACATTGACCCACAAGGCAATTTAAGCCAGAGCGCCGGCTTCGACGACCTGTACGAGACCGACTTAACGACGTACGAAGTCTTACAGGGCGAAGACATTAACCGAGCTATTAAGACGAA